GAGTGGCGCCTTGCGGCGGCAATGGCGGCGGCCGGCGAGGGCAGTGCCGCCGAAGCGCTCGCGCATATCACTCAGGGCCTTGCTGCGATCGAATCGCTGCCCGAAGGGCCTGAGCGCGACCGGCTCGAGCTTCGGTTGCGCGCCATCGAGGGCCCGACACTGATGGTGACCCGCGGCCCGGGCAGCCCGGCTTTTGGGGCCGCCCAGGCGCGTGCGCTGACGCTGTTGCGCGGCCAGGACAACCCAGACAACCTGGTTCCCGTCATCTACAATGCCGCGCTGCACGCGTGGGCTTGCGGGAGGCTCGCCGACGCCGATGCAACGACCGACGAAATATTCGACATCCTGGAGGCGGAACCATCGGACGGCGCCTTCCTCGCCGCACATACTATGCGCGGTCTGGTGGCTTGGCATCGCGGCGACAATGCCGCGGCTTTCGCGCATTTGAGCGCTACAGTGGATCGCTACGATCCGGAGCTCCATCGCGACTTCTACACGCGATTCCTGAAGGAGTTCGGCGTCTTCGGCAGTTTCTACCTCGGATTAACTCATACTGTGATGGGCGAAACGGAAGCGGGCGCGCGCCTTGCCCGGTCCGCCCTCGAAATCGCGAAGCTGGTCAAGCGTCCGCATGCCTATGGGTTCGGTTTGCTCGCGAATTTCGTTACCGCGATATTGCGGGGCGATGTGCCAACTGCTGCGCGCTACAGCGAGGAAGGTCTTGAATTTGCCGGACGTCAGGGCTTTCCCGAAATGGCCGCCATGTCGCTCGTCTGCCAGGGATGGGTAAAAGTCCGGCGCGGCGAGACCGAAGCCGGAATCAGGCAGATGGAGGAGGGGGCAGGGCTCTGGGCGATGACCGGCTTCGAGAACTGGCAGGCATTTTTCGCGACGCTGCTGTCGGACGCCTATGTCGCAGTCGGGCGGCTCGACGACGCGGGCGTTCTCCTGGACCGGCATGACGAAAGGGTAGCGCGTTTCGGCGAAGCACAATTCGAGCCACCCTTGGCGCGTTCCAGAGCCATGCTGCTCTCCGCCAGAGGAGATACGGAAGGCGCAGCGCGGAACCTTCGGTTCGCGGAGGAGTGCGCAAGGCAGCACAAGGCAGCAATTTGGGTCGGCGGTTAATCTCGCACGCGCGATCGCCACCTTCCTCGCTGGCTAATTATTTGCGATTTCCGGGTTCCGCAAAATGAAACAGCGGTCGAATCCCAAGAACAACAGCGCTTACAGGTCGCTGCCCTCCCAGGAGATCACGACATTCATCGGGGCCTTGCCAGCATGTTCATGCACCGAGGTTTCCTTCCAGCGGGCTCTGGTCTTCAGCCAGAAGATCGCAGCCGTCACCGACTCGCGGCCTTCGCCGATTGCCTTTCGATACAGGCTCTCGGCCACTCTGGCGTTGGCCTTCAGGTGGCTGCTTGCCAGTTCATGCGCGTAGGTTGCTTTGAGTTCCTCTTCGTCGATGGCAAGCACGCAGGCGATATCGGCCGCGGTAAGGCCGTAGCCGGCCAGGGCTTCAATCTTTGCGGCAAACGGCTTCTCGCGCCCAAAGTCTTCAATGCCGGTGCTCATCTGGACGGTGCCTCCCAGATGACGGCGCTTTGGACGGAGTCGGGCGAGGGCAGGGCAGGACTGCCTGGAAGGCCGGTGGCACGCTCAGAAGCCGAGATGATGATCCTTCTGATCTCATGGACCTGCTCGATCGGCTTGCCGTCGAGCCCGGTATGCTCGTTGATACTGATCTCCTTCCAGCGGGCTCGTGCCTTCAGCCAGAAGATCGCTGCGGTGACGGATTCTCTGCCGTCGCCGGTGGCTTTCCTGAACAGGTTCTCGGCGACCTTGGCATTGGCCTTGGTGTGGCCGAAGTCCAGTTCGTGCCGGTAATGCTTGCGCAGCGTTTTGGCATCGATGCCGATCAGGCCGGCAATGTCCGCCTCGGGAATGCCGAAGCCCGCCAGTGCCTCGACCTGCCGGCGGTGGACGTCATCGGGCTTGTGGCTGGGACGAGCCATCAGGCGTGCACCATATCCGCCACCAGATCCGCGGCTGCTACAGCAGTCGCCTCGGCTTGTCTGTCCCCGCCTTCTCTGAAATCAGCCTCCTGGAGGCCCATTCCAGATGGCGGGCGATCCTGGGGCACCAAAGTGCCAGGCGAGGGGCACTGCCCGGAATTGGCCTCCAGCAGGCTCTTTCTGGTGTAGGGATGCCTGCCGGCCCTGAATGGCCATAGCGGGCAGGTCACCGTCTCGCAGAGCTTCACCTCGGCCGGTTGCTGGCCTGAGCAGTCCAGGCACTTGCGCCGGATCGCCTCGACTGGGCTGATTGCCTTGTGGCCGGCGCGGCTGGCGACGAGGTGGTTCGGAGGCCACACCAAGGCGAGGGCGGTCCGGGTCATGCTGTCGCTCCACCCCGTTCGGCCGCAACTTCCGCAAAGCTGCGGCCATCGCCCTCAAGCTTTGCCGACTGACCGGTGAACTCCTGCCACCGCTTCACGGCGACATCGACATAGGCCGGATTGAGCTCGATGGCATGGCAGCAGCGGCCGGTCATCTCGGCGGCGATGATGGTGGTCCCCGACCCGCTGAACGGTTCATACACCGCCTGTCCCGGCGAAGAATTGTTCTCGATCGGCCGCTTCATGCATTCGACCGGCTTTTCCGTGCCGTGGCCGGTGGGCGACTTCCTGTGCGGGATGGCCCAGACGGTGGTCTGCTTGCGATCTCCCGCCCAGTGGCCCTTCCTGCCCTTCCTGACGGCGTACCAGGCCGGCTCATGCTGCCAGTGGTAATCGCCGCGGCCGATGACCAGTCGGGTCTTGTCCCAGATGATCTGCGAACGCACGGCAAAGCCGCTGGCCTCGAGGCTGGCTGCGACCGTGGCGGCATGCAGGGCGCCGTGCCAGACATAGGCGACGTCGCCGGGAAACAGCGCCCATGCTTCGCGCCAATCTGCACGGTCATCATTGAGCACTTTGCCCCGGGCCAGGTCATTGCCGTCGCCGAACCGCTCCCGCCAGGATGGGTCGTAGCTGACGCCATATGGGGGATCCGCGATGAGCAGGTGCGGCTTCACTCCATTCAAAACGCGCTCCACGTCGGCTGGGTTGGTGCTGTCGCCGCAGATCAGCCGGTGTTTTCCGAGCAGCCAGACATCGCCGGGGAGGGTGGTCGGCCGCTCGGGCGTCTCTGGGATATCGTCGGGATCGGTCAGGCCAGAGGTGCCGAGGCTGGTGAGTGCTGCGATCTCCAGATCGTCGAAGCCGGTCAGCGACAGATCGAAACCGAGCGCGGCAAGGTCGCCGAGTTCGAGCCCAAGGAGTTCATTGTCCCAGCCGGCATTCAGCGCCATGTTGTTGTCGGCGATGATGTAGGCCCGCTTCTGGGCTTCGCTCAGCCCGGAAAGCTCGATCACCGGCACGGTGCTCATGCCGAGCTTGCGTGCCGCAAGCAGCCTGCCATGGCCGGCGATGATCCCGTTCTCGCCATCCACCAGGACCGGGTTCGTCCAGCCGAATTCCCGGATCGAGGCGGCGATCTGCGCCACCTGGGCATCTGAGTGCGTTCTTGCGTTGCGGGCATAAGGGATCAGGCCGTCGACGGGCCTGTAGATGACGGCCAGGCGGGTAGGCTCAGTTCTCATCGAGGCGGCGATACCTTGCAGGCGCGGGGCCGGGCTTCAGGAGATCCTCCCAAGGGGTGCCTTCGCCGGCGTGTTCTGCCGCAAGCTGGGCGGCTTCCTTCTTGCCCAGCGGCGGCTCGCGGGGAGGATGGCACGCCTCGATCCAGCCGAAGCGAGTCTTGAGAGCGAAGATGGTGGCGATCAGCGCCTGCCGGTCATGACCCTGAGCGATGCGAAGCAGGTTCTGGGCGAGCTGCGCCTCCAGCTTGGCGGAGCCCACGTCTAGCTCATCGGGGAAGTGCTTGCGCAGCGTCTTGGGGTCGACCCCGATCACTCGGGCAATGCGCTCCTGGGGAATGGCCCAGCCGGCGAGAGCCTCGGCAATGCGGCGATCCTTATCGGTGGGCTGGTAGGCGGGCCTGCCGCGCTCGGACATTATCCCTTACGCTCCTGCTATTTTATAGGCGGGAAAAAAATCTGTGCGTGGCGGCGGGACGGGTGGGTGATCCGAAGACCTTCCACACTTTGATCCGCCCCCCGGTCCCTCGGCAACCGCTTCGTTCAAGAGGATTGTAGCAGGCCACCTAAGTCATTGATAGAATGACATTAACCGACATTTTTACGCAGCACTGCGCAACTGCCCGCAAGACGCGGACATACTACAAGCACCAAGCGTGATAGGATTGCGAGCACGGCCGAATAGAGTCATGATCGCTGGCTCGGGAGTAGCCGATGACGAACGTGGTGACACTTCACGGCGACAAGCGCTGGAAGGCTGTGGTCGAATATCAGCACGAGAATGGACCGATCAGCATCGAACATTTCTTTGAGGAGATTTCGGACCTGCACTTGATCGTCGAGCATGGTCCTGACTGGAACACGCTTGTCCTTTGCACCGTGACACTGAATCGGCATGACGGTGGCGAGGAACAGAACAGCGTCGAACAAGCCAGGCGGGATGAACGAGGATCCGTGTCCTAGCAGGCCAGGTCTCCTCCCGATTCGCTGCCGCGGATCAGGGCGGCGACTTCCATGTTTACCTGTACCCAGAAGCTATCCACCTGCCGGTCCTGCTCTGCTTCCTCTACGCCCAACCGGTCGAGATGCGCGAGCATCCCTTCCGTCACTTGACGCTCGTAGAAGCTGGCAGCGGCCTGGCTCTTGCCGTTCAGTTTCCGAGCAACTTCGCGGACGCGGCCAACGCGGTTCATCAGCGGGAAGGCAATGACGCAGCAAGGGCCTTTCGATTCCAGCACGGACGTTCGGGCGGTCATCCAATCCTCGCTTTCGCAAGAGCATAGCTGTTGGGTTTGCTTTCCTCGCGCGCGTATACGCCAAGGTTTGCACCGTCAGAGCGCACTGAGGTGTCACTAAGGTGTCCACCTAAGGTATCTACCTTACGGTCACCGTGAGGATATTGGTTACCGGTCACCGTAAGTTTGTTGTTACCGGTCACCGTAAGTTTTCGCTGTTTTCGAAGGCGTCCGGCTCTCAACGGCGCGCTTTCTTCGCCCTTCGCAAATCGCGGCTTGGACACGCGCTCGGCCATGTCTGCTGCCCAGCCAAAATTGAGCACCAGGAACAAGCCACGGTCGCCCTTGCTGGGCGCGATATGCGCCGGCACATCCCGTCGATGCACCTTGTGCAATGCCTCCGCCTTTCTCATTTTCGAGATGGCAGGGCTGACCTTTTCCGGGGTGAGATTCAGCTCGGCGGCCAGCCGCTCCAGCGACGGAAAGGCAAATCCGAGATCCGGATTGTAGAAATCGGCGATCTTCGTTGCCACTCGCCCCAGGATGGTTTCTCGCTTCCATCCAGGCGCGGCGTTGACCGCGTCCCGCCAGTCATATTTCGTCATCTCCGACAGTTCCTTCCGGAACCACGGCTTTGGAGTTTTCGGCGCGCCGGTCACGACTGTCCTCCACGGCGCCTTTCAGGCGCGATAGTGATCATGCTGCGTGAGGTAATCGCGACGCGAGACGAACCTCCGATCCGCTGCCTCGATCCGATCGAAGCCATCATCCACATTGGTCAGTGCCATCGGGAAATCCCATCACGGTCGAACCGTGCCCGTCCTGCATGGCCGGCCCCGCCACACCGGAACTACGGCGCTGGTCAGGGCTCTACGGTAACAGATAGACAAGTTGTTGTAATTACGACATATTCCCGCAATTACGCGCTTATGTACGCAGCGGTGCGCTCGCTAAAGGGATCAGTGATGCAGCCGTCGTGATTGGTAGCGGTTAACCATGGTCGCATCGAATCTCGGGCATTTCAGCGCCTAGGGGTGATGCGGATTGCCGATCCAGCCTAACGTCAGCAGCGGCCTACTATCTCTTTACGACGCAGTTCGATGGAAGACGACGAAAGACCCCCACCCCTCTCCGATCTTACTGAAGCCATGCTCGAATGGTCCGATCCGGAGCGTGTCGCTGAGTTGAGAGCCTTCAGGGCTGCGGCTTTTAAACCGAGCTGCGAGGATCCGACAGAGGCCTGGCTAAAGAAACGAACGGCCGATCACCCGTTTTTCAAGTACCGAAAAATTGAGCACGAACTGGAGAAATTCTTCTTAGAGCGAGTACGGAAGGGCGAGCTGGTGCTGAGCGCCTTTACGGATCCAATTACACCCAGCTCGCGCCGAGAGATCCTGTTCCCTGAACTGCTTGATGTGATCGAACTCGATTTCTTCCAGGGAGAGGCGTATGGCGCTGACTTCAAGCTTATTAAGTTCAAGGTCCACGC